CACACCACGCCCTCGCTCCTCGTTCGGCGCCGTGTCTTTGCTGGCCCCGCCACGCGGCGCCTTTTACGGCGCCGCAGAGCGCGCCTGATTCAAGCCGTGCCAACAGCGCCGCCTGTCCGCCAGGGATCAGCTTTGCCGGGGCCTGTGAGGCCATAGAACCAAGACCACGAGCAATATCCATGCCCCGGCTTTGATCCAAGACGCTCCTGATATGCCGCGATCTCCTTGTTAACTTCTTGCGTGTAGGCTTTGGCCTCTTCAGGCGGGCGAACCGCCATCATATAAAGCTGCTTCAGCCCCTGTCCAACGTCCATTACGCCGCGCCCCATGCGCTCACCAAAAGACGTAATATCAGGAGCAATTTGCAACTGCTGTAAATTTTCTCTGGTGATGACGGGAGGCATTCCAGCAGTGTTTACCTGCCTGCCAGCGTCAACAGGAACCATTCGCGGAAGGTTAGGTTGCGGGGCTTGATCGACCGGAACCAGTGTTGGCAATCGGCGCTGCTCATCCATCTTTGCTACTCCGTAGGAATTTTATAGCGGGTGCCGCCTATGGTTGCATAGTAGTTCCCATCAACGCCAAGCCTTGCCTTCACCTTTGTTCCATCTGGGGTCAAAGCTTCACGCTCATATGGCTTCGGCTCTGCTGGCTTCTGAAACAAGCGTTCCATAGCCGTTCCTTTGATCCCCTCTGTCCCAGCCAAAACTTCAGCCGCGACAATCCCCTGTTTCAACGCAGCCTGGTCTACTCGATCAGTAATGTCGAGGACCCGGCGGATTGTTCCTTCGCCAAGAGCAATCTCTGAACCAGCAGCCTCCTGAAGCAGTTTACGTTCTGGCTCTGTAATCGCACCTTGGCCTTTCATTCTGCTTGCCGCATCAATAGAGCGATTTGCAAGTTGGCTCATAAGCAACCGTGTGTTTGCGATCCTTGGATCTTCTGGGGTTATCCCAAGTTTTTGCAAAGCTGACTGGACAAAGATTGCTTTTTCAGCCCCGATCCCAGTAATTGCTCCTTCATCAAGCAAGGCACGAATTGTATTGCTACTAGCAAGATTTGCAGCAGCCGTTTGACCTGCGGCAAGTTGATCTTCGGCCATCTTCGCAGCACCAGTTGCAATGACCTTTGCCGCCGTGTCACCAACATTGATTGTCGTCTGCCCCGCCTTCTTCAATGCAGTTTCATAGTCGAAGAAACTCAGTGGGACGCGGTTTCCCGCCAGTTCTTGAGTCCTATAAAGATTGTATTGCTCAACCGCAGCGCCTCGCTTCTGGGCTTCAGGCACAAGCACCGTAGCCGCCAAAGATGGGTCAAGCCGGATTGCATCTTTAATGTTTTGCGCAACATCTGGCCTCTCAAGGATGGCTTTAATTGCCGCCTCCTTTTCAGCAGTTTGTCTCAGAGTTTGCTTGTTTGCCTCAAGCTGCGTAAGAGCAGTTTCTTGAGCATATGGGCTTGTCACACTCTGAATGAGTTTCTGCTGATTTATCGCCATCAACTGCGATCCAGCGATGCCTGTCGGATCATAGCCAAACCGAGCCTTGTAAGCCTCTGGATCTTTTGCCAATTCGCCAAGCTGCTTCTGGCTCTCAAGCATCTGTTGCTTCTCAGCCAGTTGCTGGCGCATCAGATTAGCCTGGGCAATGTTATAAGCCTGCGTCTGGACGTTACCCCCAACGCTGCCAAGCTTGGCGAGCGCCTGCGCACGACTCTCTGGAGACTGTCTGGCTCCCGCAGCAAGCAGAATGCCACCCAGTTCACCCAACCTCGAGAACATCAGCCGCTTCTGATCAGCCGGGGACAGCATCGACATGCTATCAGGCATCTGCGTTCCACCCGCAGCAGGGGCCTGCTCCCCGCCACCCAGAAGGCCGGAGATGCCGCCATAGATCGAACTGCCAACGTCTTTCACGCCGCCAAGGAGGCCGCTAAGGAAGTCATTCTCAGCCATGTGTCGTCCTCACTTGCTGGAGCCGGTCTTCGGCAGTGTCGAATATCTAGGAGTATAATATCCCGTATCAGGATCGTATGTGTAGGCATCAGCCGCTGGTGTCGATGGCGTTAATGCTGCCGCTGCCGCAGTCGCTGCGGGCCAACTAACTCGTGTTGGAGATGGCGTCGGAGGAATGTTCAACGGGTTAACCGCCGTTGGGTTCTGCAACCGAGACATGCTAGGCAACTGCGATTGATACAACAGCGACTGCATGAAGGCATTGGCGATCTCTGGATTGATCTGCGGCGCCTGTTGAGGCGCAGGACCAAGCAGACCAGCAGGCATAGCCTGTTGCGGAGCGATCAGCGCTCTGACGTCTCCGAGCGTCATCCTGCCATTGTTGATGGCGTCAGAGAGATAGCCGATGATCTGCGGATCTCCAGCAGTGCCGGTGAGGCCGATATACATGTTGTTGATGTCTTCGATTGTCGCCATATCTGTTATCCCCAAGCTCTTGGGCCAAGCAGCCCGGCAAAAATGTCATCACGCCATTGGCCTCTATGGGCTGGCGCTGCCTCGCCACTGGGCTTCCAAGTCATCCTTGGAGCTCCCGCCGCTATCAATGCATTTCCAAGACCGGCAAATCCTGCCGCTTGTCCAGCCGTCATATTGTCGATGCTGAAGCCTGTATCTTTTGGAGCCAATGGGACAGCCGCCATTGCTGCCTGACCGCCGCCAGCCGTCGCCATAGGCCCAACGCCGCCAGGTGGCTGCGCTGGCCCCATCAAAGATAGCGGCAGGGTTGATCCAAACTTTTGAGTTGGCTCTGTGAAGCCAATGGGCGATGGCGTAGCCGCAGGAAGCGATGCCGATCCTTCTGGCGTCACCATACCAAGCAAATTGGATGCTTGTTTCTGGAGGAAACCAAGGCCGCCACCAAGATATGATTTATCTAGATCACCCAACGCACTAGCCGCATTTGTCCACGGTGGCCTCACACCTTCAGGAACCTGAGCAGCAGGCGTTGTACCTTCGAACTTAGTCATAATCCGTTCGGCAAACTCTGGGCCTGTCATAGAGGCTTTCCCAGCGTTCCAGAGAACCGCCTTTTCGCCAACAATGTCAGTGGCCTTTGTATCAGACCCTCCAAGCAACCTGGTTGCGCCAGACGCCCCCTGTTGATGGGCAAGATAAAGTTGAGCAGCGGATGGACTCTCTATCCCTGCCTTCTGCAATGCAGCCCGGTTGTCAGCCGCAAGCCGTGCAGCCGCTTCAGCCGATTGCGCAAGATCATATGGGTCTTTTAAGCCATACTGTTTTGCCGTGCTTGGGATGAATTGGAAGCCGCCAGCAGCCTTTGACAATGGATTGTAAAGGTTTGCGCCACTCCCACTTTCAATCTGATAGGTCCGCGCCAGATACCCAGCCGGGAGACCATATTGCCGCTCTAGATCGCCAAACAGATTGTCAGCCATAACGCACCCTCTGGTCGTCGATTGCCTTGTCGATGATTGCCAAGCGGCGCAGCATCTCTTCACGCTTACCGTCTGGCAGATTATGGATGCGTTTGCGGCTGTCGTCCAGAAAGCCAGTGCAATTCCAGCAAGAACGGCTTGTCGTCTCACCTTCTGCATAACCTGGCGGCATATCAGCCCCAACCTGCGCCAGATAGGTAAACACCTGCTTTTCAGACCAATCTTCAATCGGCATTGAATAGGTAATTCCGTCGATGATCTGGCCGTCCTTCGCGGTTGATTTACGCCGATCCCCCCGCCTCTGGCCCTTGATGACCTTCGAAACGCCGAGATCCTTGATCCCTTGATGCAACGGTATCCAGACGTTGATGGCGCAGCACTCCAGACACGATTGCATTGTTGGGCCATCATTCCCACTAATCGCCTTGCCGAGAGCCGTGTTTTCAATTGGCAGAACGTCAACCGGCCATCCTCTTTCAGCAATGTTCGCAGGTTGGTCCGATTTCAGATGAATGAAATGCGGCAACCGCTTTGCCCAGCGCTCCATATAATCCAGCATCTCTGGATAGGATGCTCCAGTGTCCAGCCAGACCACATAGAGATCATCCCATCTCTCTTTATAGAGGTAGAGACAGGCAAGACTGTCTTTGCCGCCCGAGAACTGGAGCGCGGTGTCAACCATAGAGCAGCCAGAATTGACACGGCAGACGACACGGCGCCGAGACCAGACAAGAATGGGCTGCTCTGCATCCCCGGCCCTGTCTCTGTCTTGGTTGAGCCATACGGGGTTGCACCAAGAGCCTGGATCGGGATCTGAAGCTGTTGGATGGGGAATTGCTGGGCCTCACGATAGGCCTGCTGGGCCGCGTCAAGTTGCGCCTGCTGCTGGGCCTGCAAAAGTTGTTGAGCTGCAAGAGCCCCCGTAGCCCCGGTCAAATAGGCTTCCTGACCAGCGCCAGCCAACTGGCCGAGCGTTCCGGCGCCCTGAATGCCAAGACCAGCACCCGCAAGACCCGCCTGCTGGTTGAGCCTCTGAGCTTCCATCGCCCGCGTAATATCAGCCTGCGCCGCCGTCTGCGCCTGACCATAGTTCTGCGCCATCAGATTGGCCGCAAGTTGCCCGGCCTGCTGTTGCGCCGCAGCATTCACGATGCCTTCTTGGATAGCCTGACGCGATCCACCAAAAGCCTTGGCTTTGACTGCTGCATCATAGGCCTGATTCAGCCCGGTCTGGCGCTGCTGGTTCAGAACATCAAGCGACGTCCCAAGAACCGCCTGCGTGTAGGGGTTCATGTACTGGGAAAGATCAGTCTTTGCGAGCTGCCCAGCCTGAACCTGTTGCGGTTGATACCCGCCAGCCTGCGCCGCCAGTTGCTGGGCGTAGGCAAAGGCAGGCTGCGACATTCCATAGTTCTGGGTGATGTTACCAACGACTGCCTCGGTTCCAGGCGTCAGTTCAGCCACTCGCTGGCCAGTGTATGGGCCAAGCATGTTCGCCGAGACGTCATAGGCGGCGGCAAGGTTCTTCTGCCCGGCTTGCTGAACCCATTCAGGCAGTTCGGTCTTGTTCACAACCGTCTGTGAAGATGGTGCGCCCTTACCCATGTGTCATCTCCATAATAGGCAGAGCATGAGAAATGCCCGTTTGATGCCAGCCATATTTGGGCAGAACCTTGCTCCAGCCCACTCGTCCACTCATCTCTATAAACTCGCAGCCCATATCCTTCGCCATTTGGACCAACTGAGGCTGCATCGTCATCGCCTCTTCCATATCGCCAAAGACCAAGAAAACCGTCATCGCCCGTTTGCGAGGATACTGGCTCACCATCGTCACAACGCCAGAGTTCTCCTTCCAGAGCATCTGCATCTGGCCGGATTGAAGGGCTTCGAAAACATCCTCGACCGTATGGGTGTTGCCCCCGTGATCGAGCGCCTTCTGGAGCTTAGTAATTAGGAGCGCCTGTTTGTCCAAGTGGCACCAACGTCGTCGTGAGAGTTCCAGTGTTTCCTACAGTTACCTTATACACCGATCCATTAGGCGACTGAAGCAGGATGGACTCGGTTGCCTCAATGGTCGAGACCGAGCGCCCAAAGATCCGGTCGATGGCCGCAAACGCTCTGACAAAGTAATCTGGCTCATATTTAGCCGGGGCTGGCGGACACTTGACTTTCATCTACCACCCCCGCTCGTCAGATCAATGCGCATTTCGCCAATGCTCCATTCGGCATCCTGTGTCGAGGCAATCTTCACGCGGAAGTCGCGCCCGGTCACTCTGGTGTCGCAGTAGCCGTTGGATCGCGGGCTAAACGGTCCAGAGGTATATTCCGTCCCTTCCGGCGTGAAGCTGCTAAAGTAGGTCAGTTGGGTGCTGGCATACCCATAACCGCTGTCCGTGATCGTCTGCTTTACATGGGCCAGCGCCGATCCATTGGTGACGTTGATGCTGGAGGTCTCGGCATAGCGTCCAGTGGTGATCGCAACACCAGCAGCCGTCCAGCCATTCTCTTGGAAATACAATTCGCCAGAACTGTCGCCGGTCATCGGATATTGATAGATCCCGGCGCCCTGTGCCGCTGTACGTTCCATCTCACCAATGGACCACCAGTTTTCCGCATAATTGTAGCAGACATATCTGTTTGGATTGTCTTCGCCTTCAGTCGGATACCAGAACCAGACTTCAGGAAAGACGCTGTTGTCTGACCCGTGCGTGTAGAGGATGCCTGCATCCAAGTCGATATTGTCGAAAACAAAAGACCCAACGTCGCAAGGCAAAGGTTTCACAACGCCGCCGTCATAGAGCCAGAAGCCTTCACGCCCCATCCAGATACAACGACCTGCAAATGTAGCGAATGACCTGGGTGCAATCAGACCGCAGCCAAAACCAATGCGCTCGATGGCGTAGATATAGGGCAGACCGATATAGCGCATTAGCCAGGCTTCATCCTCGGTCCAGATCAGGGTTCCTTCTCGAACCGCCGCGCACATGATGATCCCGCTTGATGTATCCAGATCAAGATAGCCAGCCGTGTTCGTTGTGCTGGCAAAGTTCCAATCTGTGTAGTCCTCGGCGTTAGACCATGCCACCCGACGATTGTTTCCGCCTGCACCGATCAAAACTGCATGGCGCTCTGCGGTAACAATGACGCCACGGTTGTTGAGCGGCGGCAGATCGCCAGCAGCCGACTGCGCAACGCCGCCTGTCCCAGAGGCATTGGTTCCGGGGTTAGTGTAGGTAAATGAGTCATCCGTTGGAACAGTTGCAATTGTGAATGTTCCATTCATCGAACTGACACTGGTTCCTGTGATTGTCACAGATTGTCCTGCTAGAAACCCATGATGATGGTCTGTGGTGATTGTTGTTGTATTGGTGGCCCTGACAGCAGTTGCAATGTCATTATATCCAACCGGATGAGCCTGATCCTCGCCCTCGCCATAATGCAGCAACCGGCCATCGCTTGATGCAACCGCCAGAACGTCGCCACCCCAGTTATCAAAGGTCCAAGAAAACGATGGGATAAAATAAGCCGACGGCGGCCTTGGATAGGTGATGCTTGTATCATTACCATAGAGCAGCGCCCCATAGTTCCATGCGCCATATCCTCCAACTGATCCAGCATCCTCTCCAACGAAATTGTTTGGCGTTATGTTGGTATATGTTGCGCCCTCTAGCGCATAAAGAGTGTCGCCGCAGCCAACCATCGTCAGATGCGTTCCTGCATTGGTTGTCCATGTGAACAAGGCGCGAGGAATACTTGCAAGAGGCGTTGCAGTGATACGTTGCCACCCGCCGACAGGAAGCAATTTATTAGAACGCCAGCGCACCAGATTGGCATCCCAATAGCGCCCTTTCACCTGCAAAGGCGTGGCTGTCTTTACGACACCAGGAGGAATGGTGATTGGTGCAAGTGGCATTATGGTTGCTCCACCAAAACCCAAGACAAGGTTGCCTCATCCCATATATACATTTTCCCATCGTCGGGATACGGGACAGGCGCTTGCCATTGGCATGTGGTCGTGTTCAAAACCCATGACGGATAGGGCTGCGGAGGAATAAACGCGTCCAGCACGGGATCGTAAGTGTAGCCAATGCCCGCAAAGTTCTTGCGGAAGTTGGCGTTGTAGCTCGTCTGCTTCCAAAGCGTCATTGAGCCAAAGAGCGATTGCAAGAACGCCACGCCAACCGGCTCGCTCTCAGGGAACGGGAGATCGTTGATCGTTTCGTTATTAACAACGACCACTTCCGTGATGATGTAGCTTTCGTCGAGCTGTGCAAAGTTCGCCATTAGAAGGTGATGCTCCCTGAGCCAGTAAATTTATAAATGCGATAACCGCCTGTTACGGTGATTGTAGGAGATCCAGTTGTAGATGTCGCAGCCGGATATGAATCCGCATAACGGAAAATAACAACACCTGAACCGCCTGATCCGCCTTGACCATTATAAGAGGCACCGCCGCCACCGCCAGAACCTGTATTAGCTGTAGCATTCCCGCCAGCCACGCCAGCATTAACAGCGCCATTACCAGCGCCACCGCCACCAACTGTACCCGCAGCGCCCACCGTACTGTCACTGCCGCCGCCGCCGCCGCCACTATCAGCAACCGATGACCCGCTTATACTGCCGCATGACG